TCAATTATCTACTATAGAACAGTCATAAAACTTTCGTAAAATTTCTTTCCAGTTTGCCCCTTTCTTCGCTAAATGATTCCCGAAGGATAAACTCATTCCAAAGCCATGACCTATGCCTTTTGTAGTAACTCTAATACCCTTTTCGCACTCATCAATTTGCAAACTGGTTGATTGAAGCCCCAATGCCTTAGCAAATAAATCCCCACTTATTTTCGTATCACCAATTTTTGCCCATAATAAATAACCCTGTTCATCAACATTTTTACAGTTAATAATATTAAGAAGATCCTTTGAATCCATTTTGGAATAGTCAAACTTCTCTTTTTTATCCTTATATACCACTATCCCATTTTTGTTAAGAGTATCTATAAACTCTTTTACTGTAAAATATTTTATGCCTATGTAATCGTTTTTCTGCAAATCACTTTTACACGCTACCTCCTTTAGATAACCATAGTCCTGCCCCAATATTTTTTCGCCACTTCTGGTATTGCCATTACTAGTCAAATGAAACAAAGGCAGCACAATTTTTCCGTTACTTTTTAAAACTTTCCCCCTTGTGCTTTTCATTATGCTATCCCAATAATGTAGATTTTCTTCCATACACCTGCTTTTACCAAACCCTGTTAAATTATAAAAAAATCCTCTAGGAGTATTTGCTTTTTCGCCACAAAACTTTCTGTACCAAATTTCTTCCAACTTACAGTATGGAATATACGACAAACCCAGTTGCGTAGCCTCAATGCTTTGAGAATTTTTCATACAATAATATATATACGTTCTAATCACAACACTCTGTGCTTTTATTAACTCATTGGAAAACTCGCTTTTCTCCATCTGTGCCATTAAAACACATGGTATAAAGTCCTCTACATCCATTTTTATTGTATATCCGTCATTTTCAATTATAACAGTTCGTCCACTTGCGAATCTCTCGGTTGTTTCTTTATTCGCCATTTTCACTATTACTGTTATTATAACTGGAAATACAATCAAAAAAATCAAAATCCATTTATATTTTTTGACCATAATTTTTTAAAGTATTTTTTTATATTATATGATTTTTCAAAATATAAATTACAAAAAATTGCTACCCCATTACAACAATGAAATAGCAATTTTATCTTTAACTGCAAATTTGAATATTACCGACGCCCTTGCCTTTAACATCCCACATTACAGTGTAGCTTCGATATTTAATTTTGTCCGATCTTTATGTTGATTTAAGTATAACACAAAGATAGGTTTATTTTGTTTTGAAGGTTGTTAAGAAAATTAGTAATTAGCTTTCTTTTTTATTAATAATTCCCTATCTATTTCTTTCGATATATTTTATAGCCTTTATCAAATAACTCATCTACACTTTCCTGTCTCACAGATACTTTTCCTGTACTTCTGGTTGCATCAATAATAATAACCTTCTTTTTATATTCACCTGCAAACTCTTTGAAAAACATAACATGATTTGCATTCAGTTCTCTTATATAATTATCCTGATTGCTTTTCATCTTTCTACTACCTTCTATAAAATTTTATGGTAATTATATCTTTTTATCAATTTTATGTAAACAATTATAAAATTCTTCCATGTCCTACTCTACTTACCCTGTAATTACTGCATTATATTCCATCTAATGGCTCTCCCTAAATTTTGCAAATACCTCTGCAGCACTTCTTACATTACCTGCTTCTGCATCTGTGTAGCCTCTTTGTAACTTTTCGTGAATTTCTTCATCTGTCATTATTGCAGTATTTACTGATATCGGAATTTTAGGTAATATTACTATTTTCTCCATCTTCAAACACCTCCTGTATATACATAAAGTAACGCTTTCGGCGTTATTTTACAATATTTAACAATTATATTCCTATATAAATCATTAGGAGGAAAAAACAGTGAAAACTAATACATCACATGATATTAACGAATGTTTCTATTTATATTATAAACATAATCAAGGCAGAACTATTAAAGTTTTAGCAGAAGAGGTATCCTTAAGCGAATCAACCGTTAACAGAAGAATAAAACTTGCGAAACAAATTATTGTAAATAATTATTCTGGAGTGACTTTAAAAATTCCTTTAAGTCATTTAAACATTGCAAAACCTAATAATTTTATGCTTGCTACTAATTCTTTATATCTAACATCGCATAAAATATGTAATTTAAAAATATATGATCCTTCCTATGGAGAAATAAAAATGTATGAAAACATCTATTACGATAACTCAGTAATGAAATATAAGTTTTCTCAATACTCTTTATTTTATATTATGTTGGCAGATTTATTTGCAAGAATAGATTCTAACGATAATTCAAACTTTTAAGAAATTGATTCGTCGATTGAATTGATAAGTTGAGAGGTAACTGCCAAAGAGCCTAAAATGATGGCACTAAAGAAAAAAAGTCAAACAAAGTGGTACCATTTTAGTACCACTGAAAGAAAAGGAACTTAGGAAAATCTCCTAAGTCCCTTTATTTATAGGCTATTCGCCATTATATCGTATTATTCGATAATTGTAGCAACCTTACTAGATATGATTATTTTTATTGTTTTCACATTATTTTAGTTATTTATTATTGATTTATTTTAAGTAATTATATTACTTCTATATATTCTTATAAATAAATAATGTCATTTTAATGTCATAGTTCATTCAAACACATACAATAAATATTTAATTTTCATATGTCCAATAACAGCTTTATATTGTCCTTTATTTATTTGCAAATTTTTGTGTTTACATTGTATACCCAACAATCATGTCCCATTATGTGGTAAAACTTACCTTGAACCTTATCCACTGCAAGTCTCTGACCTTTTTTGAATTTGCCCAGGCTCTTAGTTCTTGCTAAGGCTTTTGGAGCTTTCCTCTTGTGACATTTCTTTGTAGTCTTGATGTACTTGATTGGCTTTTTAATCAAGAATAAATACTTAACGTACTGCTCCCATTTAGCACGAGTTGTTTTTTCGCACTCTTTGGAATCGTTATATGGGTCATAAATATAAATGTGGTCTTTTGTAACTTCACGAATAAATACATAATGACCTGATGTAGTCCAGATTGATTTTCCCATACAAGCTATACCAATGTATTTGCCGGACTTAATCTTCTTGAGGAAATCAGTAACAACAGAATTGTTTTTCTTTCCATATAAAGAAGTGTAATTAAGCTGTGTTGAATCTGTATATCCATAATGTTTTAATCCTTTTACCATTCCACTGTAGTATGTTCCACTGCCATGACATGAACATCCATTATCTTCCATCCATTTTGCTGTTTTTGCTGGTGTAATAGATGGGACTAAATCATATACTGCATCTGCTATAGATGTTGGACCACAACCTTGTGCTGAAATTGTTCCCCCGGAATAATAATTCTTGTTCCACTTAGTATCTTTCTGCTTAAAATTCTTATATCCCATAATTTATCCCTCACTTTCTTCATCATCCATATGTATCTTTTCTTCTGTCTGACTTTTAATATTCTTAACCAATGGCATTAGAAAAGATGGTATTTCTACTCCAATATCTACTATGTTTTCTAAAATGCTTATCAGTTCATTGCATGTAATCCATATTGCCACTATGCAGCTTACTAGGAACGTAAACGGAAGTGTTATTCCTGCTGTCTGTGATGCATACAAAATCAGTTGGTCTATTACTGCACCTACAACTACCAAAAGCCACATTGATACTTTCTTTGCAATCCCCCTAAAGCTCTTGTATGAGCTTATGGTTCCATCTTCTCTGTACTTTGCAGCCATTAAGCCTGTTCCGTAGTCAATAATGTTACAAAGCACCATTAATAATGTAGGAATGTATAATATTCCTAATATGGAAGACAACATGCTTCCTATTGCTGTTACGATTTCTTTAATGTGTTTCATATTTGTACTCCTTTTCTTTATTTTACTGTAAAAAAATAAGACCTTATGTTTACGGTCCTAAATGCACTTACTTATAAATTTTCTCTTAATAAAAATTACAATTTTTCTGTAATTTCCTTAACCATTCCATCATTTGAAGGGATTATACTTTCGATAATATCGTCAAAGTCTACACCCAAAGTTGTAAAATAACTTGTTACAAGTGAACTGTCCTGTTCTTCCTCATAGTTTTTTCCACCATCTGTGGTTTTTCTTAAAACAGAAGCTGTTCTACTGTAAAAGCAAATTTTTGTATTATCAATTACACCTTCAAATACAATATAAGTATCCTCTACATACTGGTAAACATCTGTATTTTCAGGATACATGTATTGTGCAGGATATGTTTTCTTAAAAACTCTTTTTTTCATTATTAACCGCCTTTCCTTAAATTATTAACCTGTAATAAAAGATACTGAAAATGATAAGCTTGTATTAATAGGAATAGTAGAACCACCACTATATTTTGCAATTACTACATTTCCACTTGCATTAATTATCATTAACCAATACTTACCTGAACCAAGATCACCACAAATGCGATACAACGGATCTGCAGGTCTGTACCCCGATGGTAATGTAAATATCTTATAAAATGTAGATGAGGCTGTTGTGTCTATTGCTGCACTTGCAGTAATAACCCCTCGTAAGTCAACAATTTTTCCAACACGTCTATATCTGCAACGATAATTACTTGCACAGGCTATATTAGAACCAAAATTTGTAATGTTTTGCCATCCGGTATCTGTCCCTGCCAAATTAGTCCAGGCACTCCATCCACCACTGTTATATCTTTTATATATGCTGTCCAACGATACATCAGGAATCCAAATCTGAAATACAGTCCCTTCTCCACTTACATACAAAGTTCCCCAGTTAGTTGTAGGGCAGTTCGTACAAGCTGTTGTCTTAATATGATAAATACCTGTATTTGTTAATGTGTTCCAATCAGTAGCTGTAGTTATTACATACTGCCTAATGTACATACTTTTAAGTAAGCCCTGAATAATTCCTAATCCGGTTAAATCTAAAACTTCCATTGTTTCTTTAGCCATAATGCACCTCTTTTCCTACTGTTCAAACAATGCTCTAATTTTATCGGCTGAAATGGAAACTATGGTTACACTTTCTAAAGATTCAACTCTGCCCCGTAACGCTTCAATATTATCTGTATTTGTTTTTACCTGTCCGCCTGCAAGTTCTTTAACTGCGTTCTTTGCATTTGTTTCAGCAGTATCAGCCTTTGTTTTAGCATCTGTAGCAGCCGCACTAATAGCTTCCTGTTTAGCAGTAGCGATAGCACCTGTGAAATCTACACCAGCAACCTTAGAATCAATATATTTTACGATTGTTTTTGATTCGCTACCTTCAGGTAATGAACCTACTAATTTAACTAAATTAGCAATATCAGTTTTATTTGTTTGAATAGTCTGATTCATTGCTGATGCATCATTTTCGTGTGTTGAAATCCATGTTGCTATTTCCTTTAGGGTATCGTAAGTTTCCGGTGCATCTGCTATGATTTTAGCTACAGCGTCTGCCACCTGTTTGGCAACAGACCCTTCCGTCTGTGCATTTCCATTTAATGTTGCTATTGCAGTAGTATTGGCTTTCACATCAGCCTTTATTGTTGAATCATCATAAGTGGCTGACTTTATCTTGGTTTCTAATTCTGCTTTTACTGCTTTAATAAGAGCTCTTACGGAATCTTTCGTATTCTCGTCACCATTCAGCTTATCTAAAGCATCATTAATATTTTTAAGTTCAGTCTTTTTTAATTCATCAATTTTTGTCTGTGCTGTACCTACTGTTTCTTTCTGCTCAAGTAATGCCAGTATCTCTGAATGATAAATTGACAAGCCAAGGGCATCTAATACTTCCTTTATTTCTGCCATTTATTCTCCTCCTTCCTGTCTGAATAAGTTTTTTATGTAATCTTTTGAAATAACTTCCACTGTTTCTCCTACCTTGACATACTCATTTGAAGACGTATTCCACACAGATATGTTTCTTTCTGCCATGTTCACATACAACTCATTATCTTTACCTTTAGACGGTAAAACATAACTCTTAACAAGATTGCACTGTTCCTTTCCTGTAACCTGCACCCACTGATTATCATAAAACCATAGAATTCCTGTTTTTTTCACAAAGCAAAAACAGAATGAATCTGTTTCATAATCTTCTCTTTCTTTATCTGTTTCAAGAATGTTTATTTTGTTATAGAATGTTCTTTTCCCATTTAAGTCAAGAACAATTCTCCCCTTATCTTTTACAAAAATAAGTTGTCCGTCAGTTATGGATATATCCTGTAGTTTTTTCTGTTCTGCTGCAACTATTGATAACTTATGTTTTTTCATCCATATTTCACTCCTTATACTTCTGTAATGAAAACTGCTGCGCTGTCCTTAACTTCCTGAATTATTTCCTGTTTATCCTCTTCGGTAATAACATAATCCTGACCGTTAAATTTTCCACTGTCCGCATCTTTTCTTACTGATTCTGCTATCTCCTTTGTTTCCTGCATTATTCCTTCAACCTGTTGTCTAAAGCTTTCCTCTTCCGGCCCTGGAACTATATCACCCGGTCTTGCGCGGGGAATAATAGGGATAGTTATTTTCTTTTTAGTTGTTTGCGAATCTTCATTTATATATTGAACATACGCTGTAATTTCCAATCCTTCTGCAATTAAAAAGTCAGGTATGATAACCTGACTTTCCTGAATTATTCTGTTTGAAGTTTTTTCTGAATTACTATTTGAAAACTGTACTTCTGCTCCATCTGGAACATTAATGAATTTTAAAATTTGACCGGTATCATGTTGAAACACCGCTGGTGTTGTGACTTTGATATTGCTGCCAAATTCAATAGAAATAATATTTTCTTCTTTTGATGTACTATTCACTGATTATACACCTCCTAACCTTTCTTTGAGTTTAGCCACTTCATTTTTTACTTCATTAATTTTGTCACGCATATTTTGTCTTTCAATGTGAAGTTGCTCTATATCATATTCTAATTCTTTGCCTATTAAGCTGTTTTCGTAAGATTTAATAATTTTATAATCTGATTCACTTAATATTCTTTCTAAATCAGCCAATTCTTCATTCTTCTGCATTAATTCTTTTTCTACATTCTCATGTTCTTCGATCATTTTTAATTCTTCTTCTGTAGCTTCTCGCTCTAAACCATCTTCAATAATTACCATACTTACTCCTTCTTTGCAGTATATTCGTCCTTTAAGGATGTAACTCCTGACATTGTCTTTTCAAATACAACCGAGTCAATCTGTTCTCTAACTGTAACAGGATTTCCATCAGAATCTGATGACCACTTATCTACACCAAATGTAACCATATCTCCCGGTTCTAAAAAAGGAAGTCCCAGCGAATTTAATTTGAATGGTCTGTAGACTAACGAGCCATACTTTTCAGGAGCATCAATAAACTGGTACAACTGTTCAGCAGACATCCATTTCTTAAAAAGTGGATTCAATGTAAAAGATACTTTATTTGAATTAGAACTTCCGTAAAGCACATTGCTACCATCTTCATCTGTAATATAGCGACCTGTTAAATTAAACTTATCATCTTCAAGTTCAATATTTTCTATCTCATATATAAACGATAAATTGATTTTTCCGTTTGGATGATATAACAAATTCTTTGGTTTCCAAAAGTTCTTTAGCACATTGCCTGATAAATCCCATTCCTTCGAAAAAACTTCTCTTGCAGTATATAATGTAGCCTTAAATGTTTTCCAAAATTTCTCATTAACTTTTGACACCACAATTGAATAAGAATTTGTAATATATTCATTTAGATATATAGTTTGACTTTGCTTTATGTTAATGCCACCTAAACTAATACTTACGCCTAACTCTTCTGCTAAATCATTATCAAACTCAAACACAATCTTCCAATCATTGTTTAGTTGTCTGGGTGGTAGATATTTATAACCTCCTCTAACATTCATAAATTCCAAAACTTCTGCTCCATAATATGGATATGATGATTCTTCATCTATAAAGTGTAGATTACTCAAATCTCTTTGGCACTCATAATACCTTGTTTCATTGTATTCGTTTGTGAATTTAACTACATCTCCAGCTTTGTATTCTGTTCCGCTTTCCTTAGAATATTCGCCCTTATAATTTGAATCTTCTACTGCCGATTTTTTTAATATTTCTATATATTTAATTTTTTCATCAACAGGGTCTAAATATCCATCTACTAAATTGCCATTACAAATCCACTGTAGCATTTGCTGTCCTGAATATTCTTTTTCTAGTTTTCCAATAGTAAGCTGTGAATCATCATTAAATAACGTGGTACTTTGCTGAGTAATTCCTAAATATTTACACACTCCATCTCTCAATGTTTTAAAAGTAGGTCTGTTAGGATAATAGTTCGATAATCTTTGTATATATTGTGTTCCAAGTAATGTTCCATTAATACTTGCAGTATATACATTAGCTAGAGTCATTCTTTTGAAACTTGGGAAATCATAAGTACGTTTAAAACGATAGTAATATCTAACTGTTTTGCCATTTACAGTTGTGTCTTCATAAACTACCTGATTTGTCTTATATTCTATATTTTGAGTGTATTTTCCCTGATAGTCATACAATTCAATATAACCTTTTCCATTGCTGTCCACAGTATTTATTAAACTTTTTATAGATGTACTTTGAAAATCATACAATTTATCGTAGGCTGTCAAATCCTTATAGCGTGGATCAGATGTTTGTTTTATGAAGCTTTTGATTTTCCCTCTAAAAATAACAATATCCTGAGTATTAGATGTATCTATGTAACCATATAATTTTTCACAGTAATCTAACTTAGTTGGGTAAAGTTCGTACTCCATAAGAGTTGTTAGTTCGTAAACTCTTAAACTGTCTAAGAAATCTACCAAAACATCCCTATCATCACATTTTACTTCTGAAAACCATCCCTCTAGTGAATTTCCATGTGAATCGCTTTTCGCAAAAATTATGTCTTTATTGTCATAATTTGATGTCAAATTATTAATGTGTCCATAGTATGATCCATTTTTATACCATGTTCTAACAAACATTGATAAGCCTTCAGGAACAACTTTTGTTCTTTCTATGTAAACTCCCACTAACCTTTCAGGGGACCTACCAGGAAGTGCGTACTTTGAAGCTGATTCTTTATATTTCCATTCATTGAAATTAACTTCTGTTCTTTTCAATAAACTTGATCTTGATGTTGATATAGGTGTTTCGTTATATTTATAATACTCTCCGTCAAATTTGACTATATCACCCTCAACATATTTCACTCCTTCCTGCCACTCACCCTTATAGTTATCATCTTTTACACTTAAAGATACTACTATATCCTTATTCGTAATATCGTCATTTATATCAAAGGTAGTAACTTTAAATTCTGTAGCAATGCATCCCTGAACCATCATTTTTGAATCAGAGCATATAGATCTTAACAAATTCATGCTATCTTCTTTTATATTATCGTTTGTTATGTCTTTGATATTAGAATCATTAGGGAAAGATATTGTCAGCTTTTTATTTACATTATGTTCCGTATAAGCTCTAATAGTATCATCATTTACATTTAACATATCTTCCTCCTTAATACTCAATTAATGTAATTTTAATTGGATTATACAAAAGTTCCTTACCAAAGCTGTTTTTTATAGTGTAATCAGTATCTGTAATATACATATATGCCTTTTGGTATCTCAAACTTTCTGTACTCCAATATGTAACTCGAACCTTTCTCTCTCTTGAATTAACAGTTCCTATTGCAATAATACTGGATATTTCTTTATATTCACTTAGCAAAAGAGGTGGTGTTTCAAATTCTATTTTTGTTTTGTAATTTGGAGAAGTTTGTCTGACAAGATAATTATCAGCGTTTCTGTATGCTTTTAATTCCGTCCTCTGATTATCAGTGGAGACATAAGATTCACTTTTAATATATTTCATTGGAAAAACTGCGATTCCAAACTTAAGTAAATATCCTTTATATTCTGCCATAATCCTATACCTCCACTAATTAATTATTCCAAACCGGTCTACCGGTTTTTCTCTTTTCCTGAATAACTTCCTGCTTAACCATATTGAATACACCCTTTGAATTTTGTTGTACTACTATTTGAATAGTTACACCTGAAAGAGCACTTAACAGTTCCTGATTTCCTATTCCGTTTTCCTGCTGCACTTCTCTTAAGCCCTGCTTAATAGTTTCAAGCGGTGCTTCAATGTTAGTTCCATGTTTCTGATCACCCACCATTGCAAGAAATGGAGCATTTGGTTTTAATACTGCACCATTAGCCAGCTTAGGAATTTGTGGCACTGCCAATGGATTTTCATTCCACAATTTTTTAAAAGGATGCCATTTCATAATCTTTACATCTCTTATCATGTTAAGCATTTTATTAATGGCATTAAACGGTTTACTTATAATAAAATTAATTCCGCTAATAAGAGCATTTACTACTGTTTTAAACACAGATGCTATTCCTTCTTTTATTCCTGTAAATACTTTTCCACCCTTGCAAAATACATCTTTCACTGCTTTCCATGCACCACTAAATGTATTTTTAAACCAATCTCCTACGTGTGAAAAAGCTCCCTTGATTCCATTCCACACCTTAACAAAAAATGCTCCTGGATTCTTCCAAATTTCCTTAATGGATTCAAGTGCTGAAAAGAATGATTTTTTAAAGAATTCTCTTACTCCTGATGCTCCCGCAAATACATTCCTGATTAATTCCCATGCTTTTTTTAGAATTGTAAAAATACCTGATGCTACATTTTTTATGACGGATGAAATTTTGCTACAAATTGCAATTATTATACTTTTGACAAAATCCATTGCAATTTTAATAACATTCTTTATTCCATCAAAAACACTGCCAAATATTTCCTTTATTCCATCCCAAGCCTTTTGCCAATCACCTGTAAATATTCCAACAATGAAATCAATTATTCCGTTAATTACATTCATAAGTGTTGTAATAGCTACACTTATAAAACTAATAACAGTTTTCACTGTTATCCATATAAACTCAATTGTTGGACCAAGTTTTGCCATCATATTCTGTATAATCCATCCAATGATAGGTGATAAAAAGTTAAACAACTTTCCTGCTGCATCAATAATTCTGCCAATAAATCCTACTACACTTCCTACTAACGGCTTTATGTAAGTATTTAAAAGATCTGATATTCCATCTGCAACTCTATCAAAAACAGGTGCAATATACGATTCGTAACCATCAATAACATATGACAAAATTGTCGATAATCCGGAACCTATATTGTCAAATGCAGGTTTAACATATTCGTCATAATTGCTCTGTATAATTTGAAAAACTCCCTGAATAAACTCTTTTATTCCACCAACAACTTCCTTAATCGGTGCAAGAGTATCGCTTATTGCATTTTTTATTCCATCTTTATTTTCAATAATTGGTGTAGTAATTGCTGATAAAACATCTCTTCCGATTTTTTCACACAGAACGTACAATTCTAATCCCGCAGTTGTGAATATTGCTAATATATCAGCTACAATCTGCTGTGCATCATCACCTTCAAACACTGTAAATATATCTGCTATAGCTTCAAAGAAATTGCCCCATATAGTTGCTCTCTCGGATGAAATATTAAATATCTCTACTAATTTAGTTTTTATAAAATCTTTGTTTTGGTCAAGGAACTTATTAACTCCACCAATCAACATTGTTGCAATGCTAACTCCAATGGATGCAATTGAGCCTAATATTCTACCGAAATTATATATAATGGTATCTACCCAATTACTTGCAGCGTTTACTACTTCCGGGTCAGTAAAGATATCTTTTAAATTACTTCCTATGTTCTTTAGATAACCTAAAATCTTATCAAAGCCATCACTTTTAAAACCAAGACTAAATCCTGCTCCAAATAACTTTGCAAGTTTTTTGAATTTATTTAATACAGTGGATAATAACTTATCCATCTTTCCTAAAGCACCACTACTTGCATCTATACCTTTTGTTGCGTCAGACATTCCTGCAATTGCACCGGCACCACCTGAACCTGAATCATCACTATCTGATGAACTGTCTTGTTGCTTTACATTTAACTGGTCAAAACTTGCAAGACTTTTTGCAGCTTTAGCAGCCTTCTTTGTCGCTTTAGTAAGATTATTTACTCCTGATGTTGCACTATCAGAATTATCTGAAGCTTTTGCTAATTCATCACTTGTAGTTTTAACTGATGATTCTTCACTTGACTTATTGCCTGTTATCATATCTGTAAAAGATTTAAACGCACTAGCTAAAGCACTTAATTTTCCGAGTAATGTATTGATTAATTTTAAGACCGGTGTAAATACATTTATTAATCCTTGTCCTATACTAGCTTTTAAGCTATCCATCTGTAATGAAAGTATTCTTGTTTGGTTTGCCCAACTGTCTGATGTTCTTGCAAAGTCTCCTGAGGCATCAGCTAACTTACTCTGTACAAACGAATATCTTAATGCAACTTTCTCCTGCTCTGACATTTTATCAGTTGTCTTACCAAATCCATTTTGTAGCGCATACTGATCTAATGCTGTTTGTGTCATTACAACACCTAAATCTTTTAGGGATTCAGTCTCACCAGTGAATACTGACTTAAGCTTTGTATAGGCTTCATCCTGACTAATATTATAAAAAGATGCAACGTCACCAGATAATCCTGTTAAGGTTGTACTCATATCTGCTGCTTCTTTTTCAGAAAAGCCAAATGATTTTGACATAGAGCCAAATGTACCCGCATATCTTTTAGCCATTGTTTCTGATAAACCAAACTGCGTAGCTGCGTTCTTTGCGAATTTATCAATTGTTCCACTCATCTTAGGAAAGGCTACATCAACTACGTTTTGAACTTCAGTTAAATCAGAACCAAGTTCTATACACTCTTTTCCAAAATCAATAGTCTTTTTAATTGCAAATGCTCCAGCTATTGCTGCACCAACTTTTTTCGCAACTCCCATAAGTCCATTCAATTGTGAATTGACACCTTGCGAGTTCAATTTCAAGTCAAGAGCAACTGTTCCCACGCTTTGAGCCATATATTTTTTCCTCCTCTCCTAATTTATTTAAAATCAATAGCTTCTGAATTAAGTCCTGCCATTTCAAGAAATACCTTTTCAAATTCTATTGTGGCTTTTTCTGCCTCTCTCTTATCCATTTGCTTAACATTTCTATTTCTCCAGTCACTTCGAATTTTTCTCTGTTCAGCAGTAAAATTTTTAAGCATATCCTTATCATCCTCTGCCCTAATTGCAACTATTCTTCCAAGAATTGTATCAGGACCTATTCCCACAAGCAGGCTTCGAAATTCACTCCATTTCATTTCTTTTATGTCGGCAATTCTTAATCCATACTGTGTAGTAAAAGAAGCCACTATTAAGTCAAAATCATCAATCAAATCATAGAACGGATCTACTCCCCCGATTCTTCTTCCTCATTACCCATAATCACAGAAATAGTTGTCATTACAACTGTCTGAAAATCTTTAAAGCTCAGCTTCATATTCATTAACTTTTTATGAGATTCCTTAGTGAATATAATTTCACACATTTTAATTACATCCTCTGCTGTTGGATTATCAGATACAAGACCTAACACCTTTAACATATTTTCTGCTGACGCATCAGCTTCAAGTTCTGCATCCTTAATCTTAATCTTTGGGTTTTCTTCAAAATCTAATTTATCTGTTATATCTACTACTTTTGACATATTAATTCCTCCTAAAAAAATAGAGCAAGCTAACACTATTGCTAACCTGCTCTTTATTATTCCAACAAATTAAATTGCCGGTGTAATTGTTGGCTTTCCGTTTGACATTACATCAAATTCCAACGGTGCAACATTTGTACTATCTGCTGCTCCCAATGCTGTAATATTAAATACAGCCCCCTCAATAAGCACTTTTGTACCATCAGGGAATGTCCACTGAAAAGTTCCTTCTGCATCTCTTCCGTTTTTAAATGATTTACCGGCTACATAATCATTACCTGCATCTCCAACATTTCTTTTACCGGAAACTGAAATAGTCATTCCTTTAGCCGTCATTAATCTTCTTATCCAGCCTTCTGTATTCATTGGAGTCCATTCTTCAACACCATTATCAAATGAAACTGAAAAAGATTCCATGTCAGCAATATCAGATAAACTTGACGAATCTGCACCTACCTGAAACTGATTCTCATACACTGGATAAACACCTGGTTTCTTTGCCATTTTACTGCTCCTTCCTATATTTTGTAATAAATATTCAATTCAATTACCCTTTCATATATTCCCTTATCATCAGTACCAACATCAATAGGCTCTGATGATAACATTTCTATGTAGGGTATTTCTATATTGTTAATAACCACATCTCTTGATTCACTTATTTTTCTATAAAGGTCATATGCCTGACGTTCTGTATCGTTTGCATCATTATTCCAATGAAGCAGTATTGAAATAGGCTTTATATCGTAACTCTCCAAACCGCCTATACATTTTCTAGGTGTTCTATTAGCGTTTAACTGATAAACACCTATGGACTTATCCAACTTATTATCCAGCTTTCCCATATAATAATGTTCAGCAAGATTAAATTGTTTAAGCCAATCCTTAACATCATTTAAAAATAACATTATAGACCTCCGTTTCTTCTATACAGTTCTTTGAATGTTTCAACTGCAAAATTTTGCTTTTTGCCTTTTGGAAGATAGTCCTCAAACCATTTTCCACTTGCATTAGCATTTTCTGCAGTATTAAAATTATATTCTGGATGGTAATATAATCTTCTCGCATACGGGGTAGATGATACGATTTGAACTTCACCTTTGCTACTTCCATCATAATCTACAAACGTAGCAGTATTTTGAAGTGTACCTTTATCAAAAGGCATTATTCCTGCCTGTTTAATATCTGACTGTATTGCATCTGCAGTTTGTTCTAACGATACGATTGCAGCCTTATTCAGCTTGTTAATTACACCTTTATTCAATTTAATTACTGATTTTGCATTTAACATCTAATTCAACTCCAATACTGTAAAATTAACTGTCCCATCAGGATTTCGTGACTTTGTTCCTTTATAAATTGTTCTTTTAACTCCATGAACTTCAACATATCCACCACTTATAATCGCCTGTCTAGGACATATATCACCATTAAAATAAGCTTTACCTGATAGAGTTACAATCTTTTGTTCAGCAGTTAGTTTGGTGTACGCATTATCCTGATAATTACACTTTAATTCTTCATTACTAACGATAATTGGAGAACCGGTTTCTGATACACCTTCACCATAAATTACCACTGTAATATCTGTTTGACATATTCTGTCTGGAACTAATTTAGGATATTTCATGCTATACACCTACCAATCTGCAACATAAACCTGTTTGCTCTAAAAGTGAGTACAAATCTCTTTGAATTGCAACTCCACTTTCAATGTGAATATTCCATGTACTACCAATACTCATTGATACTCCATTTATAGAATAACTTGAAAGTACAGATGAAATTAAATCTTGATTTTCGTACTCAAAGTCTGCCTGTCTACATACAACCTCGCAGATAATTTCTTTTTGAAACTCTGTTAGGTTATCAAATCCATATTTTCTAATTCTGTTATAAGTCAGTGAATCAATGTGTCTGCTTGCCTGTCTTAATTTATTAAGCACATCCTCTTGTGGAATGCTTTTTAAATCAGACAATTCCAAATAGTCATTTATGTTAGCATAAGGGGTATAAGCCATAGGCTCACCCCCTATTCAGCACTTTTGATTTTCTTGATAATTCCATCTTTTGATGTGGCATTACCTAAATCAATGTTGTGCTCTGTAGCATAGGCTTTTAAATCCTCAATTTCCATTGAAGAGTATTTATCGCCTTTAACTTTTTCAAGCTGAGACTTTAATTCGTCTCTTTCCTTAACTACCTGCTCATATTCAGAGTATGGAACTGTAGCTTTAGGTGAACGCTTTAAAATTTTTCCTTCTTCATCAAAAATGTCATATCCCATTGAAAGGTATGATTCCATTTCAATTTCAGAAACTGTATAAACTTTATTGTCTTTTCTAGCTGTCATTCCTATTCTCCTTTCTAAGCTGCTGCTGTGTGAATAATACAACCATCTTTTAAAAGTTCATCAATGGCGAATGTACCATTGAACTTTCTGTTCTGGTAAACATAGTTGTCAGCAGTTCTTGAATCTGTTCCCGGTGTAAATACCGAAATATAGCTATACTTATTTCTAGATACCTGACATTCAGGATCGATTAAAATATAGTCCATCTGAACAGCAGAACCATCTGCTACGCAACCATTTGTAAAGTTATAAGCACTCTTAAATCTTGCTGATGGAACCTGCTTAATCATTCCAATATCATCAATAGAGTGTACTCTTCTGTCAATTCCTTTTGCTCCACTTACTTCAAGTGTTCTCTGAACACCATCTGCATTCTTAAGTAGCTTATAGTAAGCTGGTGTGCAATAAAGAATTACTCTGTCAAGTGGAACACCTGCTTCTGTCATTGCTTCAAGATTATCGTCAAAATCTGAAAGAACATTAGCTGTAGTTAAAGCTTCTGTTTTAACTTTTGCTCCTACTCTCTTAGCTTCTGTGTAAAGCTTACTAAATGTGTAGCAGTCAGCTTCAGGAATAGCCTGAGTTGTCTCAAATCTTTTCTGAATATTAGCAACTGCAACTACCATGTTAGTTTCATCAATGTCCATTGGATCAATAGCAAACTCAATATCTCTATCATGATCTAAAGTCTTTACTTCATAATCATTTGAATATGTGCCTGCATTAAATCCTAAATTGTTTCTTGAATGGTCCTTATAACCACTTACAGATAATTTAGGAATTTTTAAAGTTTTTCCATTCACAATCTGAATGTCTGAATTTGAATTATACAGGTCTACAGAAATCTGTGCCTGACCATATAATTCTGTTAAAATGTTTCTGAAAATTTCAGCATACTGTAATACTGCCATGTATTTCTACCTCCTATTTTTTCTTTATTCCAAAGATGCCTCTTAATAAGTCATCCTGGTTTTGATTTTGATTGTTGTTTGGAGCACCAATAGGTTTAAAGCCCTGATTATTAGTTTCTCCACTGTTTGCTGGTTTAAGTGCAGGAACATCTTCTAAAACTTTGTTAATTGCTGCTTTTACCTTTTCAGCATCAACTGTCCCATCTTCTCCTGCCACTTCCTTAAAATCAGCCATTTTGATTACATAAGGAATTGATTTTGAATCAATACCTAATTCCACAGCCTGTAATGTTGCAGAATTTTCAATAATTAGTTGTAAATTTTGGCTCTGCACCTGTGCTATTTGTGACTGCATTCCCGCAATATTCGGTGTATTCTTTGCTTTCTGTTCCTTGTAAGCATTAATTGCCTGTGTCACTTCCTGCTGGGACATTCCCTGTTGCTGAAAAAATGACTTTAGTGCTGACTGCTCTGCTCTTGCAGTTCTACTATTTACAATTCCATCAAGCTGTTCCTGAGTGTATGTTGCACCCTGGTTATTGTTTCCAGTATTTTGGTTACTGTTACCTTCTCCGGCATTATTATTTGGATTGCCGTTACCCTCTCCGCCTTCTCCTGAACCTTCTGCAAAAAATTGAAGGTTCATAGGCATTTTTCCTGTTTCTCTTGATCTCAACATCATTACATATATTCCTTTCCGTTTTAGCTCGTCAGCATATTCCGAGAGTTTTAAGCCATCACGTTTTGGGCATATAAAAAGCACCTACTTATTTGTAGATGCCTTTGGTTCGTCTTTTTCAACTACTGCGCCTAGTTTTAATAAATACTCTTTACGCTCTTTTGTTTTTGCCTTAACCTCATCCCCTGCTTTTACCAAAGTAAGGTTGTTTTCCTTATCATAGAAATCAATCTTGGCTATTAACATATGTTACCTCCTTATTTCTTTCTTATTTTGTTGCATAAAAATACCACCTAGTCTCGCAAACTAGATGGTATCTATTTAAAAATATTATTTAATTTTATCTCTGATTTTATAAAAACCGCTCCAACATCATAATCATCAAATACATCTATATCTTTTCCTTCTTGTGTATAAGTTTGGATTGTTGAGCCATCTACATCTATAAGAAGCTTCTTCTTTTCAGCATTAGGAAATTCCTTTTCTATTAGACGACATGTCTCCTTAAATCTTACAGGGCTATTATTTGTACATATATTATAATCATACATAACCTTCACCTCACAATCCAAATTCTTTATTCACATCAGCATTTGTTTTTGAAGCTGTTTCTAAAATGTCTTTTAATGCCTCTTCACGTGACATTTCTTTTCTTTTCATTTTATCAGCAACTAATTCTTCAAAAGTCTTTGCAGGACGTTTCTTTTCTAACATTTCTGCTGTTTCTCTATCAGACATTGCAATTCTTGCCTCATGCTTATATTGATTTCTAAGCTCAAAGGCTTGCTTCACTTGTTCTTCTAACGGTTGAGTTTTATCTATAACATTAGGAATATTTCCTGCATTAGCATAATACCACTCCCTAACGCTCTGATTATCTGTCTTAACTATTGGCTTTCCAATATATTGTGCTAATTTTTCTTCTTTACTTACATTCATTATATCAGAAACATTTTCTTTTGCAATCTCTTTAACTCCTGCCTTTTCTTTCCACTGTTCCTTTTTTATGTCATATTTTTTTTTATTTTCATCATCTAGAGAATAATTAGATAATCTATCAAACTTATCTATGTTTCTCTGTATTAAATTGTCCCTGCTCTCCTGTTTTTCTGCAATTTCAGCCTGCTTCATTTCTTTCTTTGTTACCTTTTCAGGCTTGTCAGAAATACCAGGAAAATATGTACTATGACCATCTTTGCAATTAGGATGATATAAACCTTCGGCCATTGCCTGTGACATTAATGGGTAAGGACCATCACTAGCCTTCCCACCACTCCAAACATCATCTATTAATATTTTTCCAGTCCAGTTAGCACATTTAGGGCAAGGCAATCCTCTTTTATGAACTACAACTGTTGATATGCCCCATTCCTGACGTTTTGCACCTTCTCCCTGTAAATATGCTCTAGTGTTTGCTGTTCTTAAAGCCATTGCAGCATATGAAGCTATATTAACTCTGGCACCATTTTTATACTGTATACAATTAATGCCTCTTCCTAAGTAATCTTTTGTAGCCATATCAACTGCTTTCTCATAAGTACCGGCACCTGTATTAAAATATACCTGTGCATTGAATATTGCTTTTCTATATTGGTCATTTGCCATTCTTAGCATTGCAGTTTCAGCACGTCGCATACTACCATTTACTTCATTAAGTAATGCATCAAGTTTTCTGTCATTAATACGAAAAAAAGCACCTTCAATGGTGCTCTCTGCTTTATGTGTTAATTTTGCTCCTTTTTTAATGGCTTCCAAGATTTCTTTTTCCTGATCTGTTGCTCCGGTTTTTCTATGCAACAATATGGATTTGTTAATCTTATCATTTATATCTCTAAACTGCTTATTGAATTTCTTGCTATTTTTCTGTTTATAGATATTTAAAGCCTTTAATTGTTCTGCTTGCCAGGAAGTCCAATTATAGCCTTCCTTTGTTTCTTCTGCCCTATGGTGAGATAAGTTTTTCATCATAGAATTAAGTAACTCATTTTCTATTGCTCTAAAAGCTTCCTCTACATCATAATCTTTTGGCATTCCTAATCAACTCCATTAGCATATACTCTAAATCCAGCCTTTTTAAACTGTCTTTTCAACTTCTTCACTTGTGTAACTGAACTACATTTGTCATTACGCATTTCGATCACTTTGTCTTTTTCCAAAGCATATATACCTATTGGTACCTGTTCGCTTGCTAATCTAAGCAGGTTCATTGCCTTGTTCTTCGACATCTGGTAGACTTTCTTCCCCACTATTACCTTCATTAATCATTTCTCCTTCCAACTTCAAAGCCGGTTCTTCCTCATCTGTGATTCCCTGCTCTGCTTTTAATCTTGCTACTTCTTCCTTTTTCCATTCTTCGTCCTTTGTATCTCCATACAATTCATCAACAGAAGCTTCAACACTCATAATTCCTTGTGTTTTTGCCTTTCCAACTGTTTCAACCTGACTTTCAAATGATGGATTAGCATATTCGCTGAAATCTATTGTACATTTAATCTCTGTTGGCATATTATTCTGACTGATACTAACAACATCAAACACCTTTTGAATAAATAAAGGTATTTGGTCCTGTAGTATATCAACTATATTTCCTCTTGTATAAAGAGTTGTTTTCTCTTTTTCTCGCTGTGCATCTGCATTATCCAACTTCTTTACATCAATTCCTAATGTGCTTGGACTGATAAGCCCCTGCAAGCATAAATCCAAAGCTGTAATATATGTTGCAAGGTATGAATCGTGTGGAATAGCAGGTTGAGTTACTTCAATTTTATTTTGAGAGTTCTCTGACATATCATCACCCTTTATTATGTAAGAATTATCAAATGCGTTGGACTTAATTATTGCTCCAGTATCAGGATTTCTTGGAAGTAATGATTCAGGAATCCACTCCTTGCTTCTACCTTTTCTTAACGCATCCATCCACTGACTCCATGCTTCATCAAGAGCATCAAAATCATCTGTTTTTTTATCAAATATTGACTGTCCTCTACCTTCCCATTTTGGACTTTTACCATACTTAATCGGATGTGCCATTATTAAAGAATTATCAAATCCCATATCTTCCAAATTGCTTAAAATTGGGATAGTATCTAATGGAATTTCCACATTATCGGTCTCTCTATAAAGTTTGTATTTGATATAACCATATCCATAATGCTCTTTTAACACATAAACTGTTTCATTCTGTGTATATTCTGTTATAAATACAACTTCCTGTATTCTTCCTCTGTTATACACATAATCAACCTTGTCTGCTCCGTAAAATTCAATAATTGGATACCTGCTTATACTTTCATCTAAAGATAATTTAAAAGCTCCATCACCAAGAATAAGCATTTTATTTACTGCATCTTTCAATATTTCTTTGAAATTGTTATCCTTGGAAATATCATTCCATTCTCTTTTATCTGATTCCTTATTAAAAGAAATCTGGCTAAAATCATTGATAACTATGTCTGTAAGTCTATCAACAATTATTCCAGGTAATCCTGTATGAATTTTTCTTATTTCTCTGCCAACAGTTGACTTTGCAGCCCAAAACTTCACACCATCAGCCCCACCGGGAATATTCTGATAAAACTGTGTTAATTCATAACTTTCACCACGATACCAAATGATGTTCTTTACACAATTTCCATCATGATCTAATAATTCTCTAATACTAAAGGTCTGTTTTGGAGCATCTTGTATTTTCAAAAAATGTCTTATTCCATCTCTCATTTTATCCATTAACCTCATTCTTTTTTAACTCCTATTTTCTTTCTGTATGGAATCCAGCTGTACTGAACAGAATTGACCATATGATCATTTCCATCTTCCGGTTCCTGGTCCTTTTCTTCTAACCAAGAATACTTCTCTAACTCTTTTATGTATTCCCTACAAGTCTCTACAATATAAAAACTTGGCTGAATGTCTTTATCATCTTTAAAGTTCATCCATCCAAGTTGTAATATAATTCTATCTATAATTTTCACAGCTTTATATGCAGGATTAAATACATATAAGCACTGCGCATGTTCTCTCTTAAATTTGTTTAACTCTGTAATAGTTGCCGCATCTGCTGAATCAACAAATACGTGCTTTGCAATCCCCCATTCTTTTCTGTTTCTTTCTAAGAAATCATAATAGTTATTTGCAGTATCAGAAGGAGCTACAGGAGTGCCTATTTCAGCATTGTTGTAAACTCTTTCATCTAAAAGAATGTATCTTCCTTTGTTGGTAATTCCTGCAAAACTCATTGAAATGGTATCAGGGCTTTTTGTTGAGTAAGCAGTATCTAATCCACTTGTATATATTTCAAACCATTCCGTTTGTTTCTTATCTGCCCTTTTTCTAACGAATACTTTTGCATCAGCAACTGTAATTAGATGATGTTTTCTATCAAATATACTAAATACAAGACCTGTTGCCTTTCCTCTAAGACCTAATATCTTGTTTTTGTACATCTTAGTTCCCACAGGAACTGCATCTATTTTGTCCTGAATATCCTGCTCTGTTAAACTGGCATTATCATAAAAAGTAAAATACCAATGAACCCAACCAACTTTTTCAGGTTCGTTTAGTTCTGCCAGCAGTTCTTCCGGATAATCTTTGACATATTTCTTCAAAGGTCTACTGTGGTTGATAAACTCTTTATATACAAGCAAATCCGGACTATCAGGATTTGACGTAGTCATCATATACTTGCATCTATGTGAGATTTCTCTTAAAAACTCCATATCAGCAGTATTAACTTCATCAATGTACACACAACCTTGCTGTGAACCTAATACCTTTTTCCAACGTGCTTTATTATCATAACCACAGACATATATTATCTTTTCACCATTTGGTGTCTGATACTTAATGTGTGATAGACCAATTCTGCCTTGACCTTTAGGATAATATTCAGCTAAACCATCAAACTGATCCAAAAGTCCTCTTTCATTATTGATTACATTCTTTTCAACTGTACCAAGATCTGCTCCGGCAATAACATGATACTTAATATCACTCTTTGCCACCATAAGCATAAACTTAAATATACCTACTGTAGTCTTCCCTGCTGCAGTAGTTCCTTCAAGGAAATCTCTCTTAGTTTCCGTTAAGATAAACTCTTTAAATTTAGGTGATAACTGTAACAATATTAATCACCCTCTCTTATAGGTTTTATCTGTTCTAATATACTTGCTATATTATCTAATTTTTCAGCTTTCTTTTCTTCTGCCTCATTGTTTACATCTACTTTGTCTGTATATAAACCATATCTCTTGCCAAGAAGTTCGGCTGCTTTTAATCTTTCTTTTTCTGATGGTGGCTTTTCAATGGTTCTTGCTTCGCTACATCCATCTCCTATTCCCTCAACCACTATCTCGCTTGAATAACTTTCCCCTCTAAGCACTGACGTTAAATATTCAAGCACTTCCTGAGCATCTGCTGTTCTTTCATTATGTAATTTAGATAGTTGCTTATCTATGTACTCTTTAATCTCCGGCTTATTCATAAGTCTTGAAGCGGCTGCTGCAGCAACATTATCATTCTTAACACTTGGATAAGCTTTCTTATAAGCCAAGGTTTTATTAAATTCAGTATCTGATAAAAGTTCATCACAAAATTTCTGTTCTTTAATTGTCACTACAACCACTCCTTTCTACTTACGCATTTATTTTTGAGCACGAAAAAAGACACCATAAGGTGCCTTTTCCGAACTATACTAATTATCTTATGGGGGAATGAAAAAATTAAAACATCAACCATTCTTAACACAATACCATTATAGCATTATGTAATGTGAACTAATATGTCCTATTGTGAACTATGCTAATTTGTTAATTTTTCTAAACTCTTCCAAAGCTCTGCCATGTAACTTTAGAATCCATCTATAACTATAGTTCATTTCCATTGCAATCTCTTCCCACTTCTTGCTCTGGCAGTACCGCTTGTACAAAATCTGCTCGTAGTCAGTGTTGTTTAACTTCTGTATGCTAATAATTACCTCTGCTCTAGCTAAAGCAAATTCACGCATAAGATTGTTCCAATCATCTTCCTTTTCGTTTATCTTGCATATTGTCTCAGCCATCTTGTCCTGTGCTCCAGAAGACATTACTCTCTCTTGCTGCTGAACTGCACCGGTACTTACCACCATTTCTCTCAATGTGTCTATCTCTTCTTTAAGCATCTTCATTTTTGATTCAAGATTTCTTACCTGATTAAGATACTCCTTTGCTGTCATTTCCACTGGTTTTCTTTTCCTCCTCTTTGTACTCTTCCTGTTCTAATTTATACATGCAATATCCTAGAAATACTGCATTTATTAACAAAAGTATGTATGCTATTATCACTGCTCACTCTCCTTCCGGGCATAAAAAAACCAACCACCGAATATTGGTAGTTGGTCTGTTTTCTAACTATAGAACTATTCATTAATCTTCATTCTCAAAGAGATGCTTATATTTGATATCATTACCATATAATGCTGGAAAAACTTCCTTCCAGCATCCTTCTTCCCAAAATGCCTTTGCTATAAATTCGCAAAAATGATATTCAATGGCTGGATTTCTATGACTAGCCGCTATAAATCCTCCAAATATATCTTGAATTGATGTCTCGTATTCTGCACTTGAAACAGATATACCATTTTCAATTTTATTACGCATATCTTCCATCACATCTTGAATTTGTAAATATTCATCTCTAGTTATGTTGTATTCTAGAAAAATTCTACTAACTTCAGAATTATCTAATATTAATTTTTCTCTAAATTCTAATTGCTCTACTCTTTGGGATAATTCCCCATATTTTTTGTTTAATTCTTCAATATTCATATCTTATCCTCCTATCCTAAATATTTATTGACATAATTATACCATTCCACCTACCAATATTCAATTGTCAATGTACTGCTACTTTTATTCTTCTTCGCTGTTTCCAGCTTGTACGTTCTCGCACATTCTACACTCGTCGCAGGGTGCTTCAATTCCGAATATGTACGCCATCTAATCCACCGCCTTGTAGACAACGTTCTCCTGAATCTGCCCATTCCTTACCTGTTTTAAAGCCAAACTTTCTAAGTTCATTTAGATCTATATCATCTTTTATTTTCAACATAATCCTACATCTCCTTCCAACTTATATTTTGGTATTTGTTTCACTCCTTAACATTTCTTAACATTTCTTAACATTTTTCAAATTGATAATTAAATCCATCTAACGCATATGGATTTTTAACTTTATTGTGACAACGATCTAATACTGTCTGATAAGACATGTTATTTTCTCTTGCTGCTTCCCTTGCACTTCTGTATGTATCAACTGCATTTCCATGTCTGTCGTATTTGATGACCGGCTTGCATTTGTTTGATTTTCCACCGGTTAATCTTCCAAGTTCTCTCTGATCTATAAATCCAATGTTGTCAACACGATTGTCCCAGGTAGATAGGTTTTTGTGATATGGCACCTTACCTTCCGGCACATCACCAAAGAATGTTTTAACCATAAGTGATAACACTGTGCACCTTTTCCTTTTACCGTTGTAACTTAAATTTACCCACAACCTACTTCTATACTTCCATTTACCACTATGTCTTGTAAATTGAGACAATACTTTTGTTCTGCCATCACTATATACTCTTCTTATGTCGCCTAATCTACTAGCTTGATATTTCCCATCAAATCCGGGAATATCAAACCAAAGATTAAACGGATTGTTAATAATTAGCCCCATCTTATTTTCCCTTACTATCAACACATTTTCTGTGGAAAAATACTGATGTGGATCTTCGTGTTCTATTATGCTCAATTCCCGGTTCGTACTTTTCTATTCTTTTTGCACAAATTGGGCAAGCATCATTGTAGTTTTCAACGAAATATCTCCACCAGTATTCATGCTCCTCTTCAACTTTCTTTTTAGCTACCATTTACTCCTCCGAATCTGATGCGTATAACTTATTATGCATCACTTTTTTGTGATACGTATTCCAACAATGCCGTTGAAACTTTACTTACCAATGTTCTCTCTGCTTTTTCAGGATATGTCCTGCATATGTCGTTTAATTTATCTACCACCTCTTTGCAAACATCATCCTGCGTAACATCCTTATCTCTGTAGTCTGACATAACGTGCCACACTGATAAAAAAATGTTATATGCCTGCCTAAATTTATTCATCATTCCATCTCCCTGATCATAATATAAATACCCGGCTTATCCGCCCAAAACTTCTCAACATGTTCTGATACCACCAAGCAATCATCTTTCCAGTAATTAAGTTTTGTCATGCAATCCTTTAACATCTTCTGCAAATTATCTGTATCGGGTTTTGTTGTCCTGTATTCACCGTTTTTATGTTTTCCTTTGGGAAATAACCACTTGACAACCAACATCACCGCTCTGTCCATTCTCTTATCAGGAACATGCTGTGCTAAATGTGCCATCAACTTACTTTTAGCCTGCTTTAGATCCTGTGGTTCATAAAATACAGGTTTACAATTAACCACAGCAACCTTGTGCTCCTGATGAGTAATTGTTGGTGGAACCATTGCCATGAAAAACTCATATTCTCTTGCCATAATTTACTCCTTCCCACTTCTGTGTGTGATTGTTGTATTTGATATATTTTTTGTTTATTGCCATATCAAAAATTTTCTGTCTGACTTCAGGAATGTGTGTCAGCCATTCACAGACATCACTTTCCATTACGTCAAATTTTCCTGTTTTATTTTTATGTCTTAAAGGTGGCATTACTTTTGCACTTTCCAAAAATGAATAATCCAGACTTCTCATTTACTCAACTCCTTTTTGTCAATGTCAGGGGAAGGAGTTGTTGTGCGAAAGCTAACGCACAACTACTTTCCCCATTGACGAGGGAAATTTCTCTCGCGTATTACGTAGTAATATATATTTCCCTAGGGAAATTCTCGGTAATTTACCGACTTTTTCCCTCTGAGGGAAATTCTCGGTGTTTACCGACTTTTTCCCTCCAAAAGGTCAGGGAAATTCTCGGGAAATTTCTCCGAGATTTTCCTTTCCCTGGCATCTATTTTTTGCCAACTTTTCCCTCGTCTATCCAAAAACCACCATGCTCTTTCAATCTGTTTCTGATGGTCTTTTCAGTCACTCCCATTGAATCTGCTAGTGATGTTATGTCAACTGTATTATCTTTGTTAAACGTTGCCAAACTTTCAAATGTTTGGTCTAGCGATTGTATTCTTTCCTTTTTTCTTTCTTCCGGTGTCTTTTTGTTTTTATTAAAATTCTTTTTCCATGTCTGTTTAGGATTAACATCATCCGGATTAATATCTTTTAAAACTCCTGTCTTATCTACTACATGCCTTGGGTAATCAAACCACAAATTTACAGGTTGGAATTTGTTAAATTCACGCAACGTTCCTTCCACTCTCCAGGCACTCATATGCTCCACCTGATTTACTCTTACAGATAATCTTCCTGTCAGTTCATCCCACTGTTTAGGTGTTAATAATCGTTCCGCTTTCGCTTTCATTTGTGCACTACTGCACATATCATCCTGAGAAATGGAATCTTCCCAATTATCAACTTTTTCGTTTAAATACTGCACAATAACGTCACACATGGCATTATTGGTTTTGTTTAAAATCAAATCCTCATTAGTTTCTAATTCAATTAAATCAAGTAACGCATCCGGGTCTCTTGCAAATACTCCACTCCCTGAAGCTCTGTCCATTGATTTTTTGGTTCCCTGACCACCTTTTGAATGATGATGACAATATATAACTGCACATCCTAATTCATTACATACTTTATCAAACTGATTACAGAATTTAGCCATCTGATCAGCTGAATTTTCATCACCTGTTATAACTTTATAAATAGGGTCAATAATAATGGCTATATAGTTCTTTTTAGCTGCTCTTCTTATCAGTTTAGGAGCCAGCTTGTCCATAGGTATTGATTTACCTCTTAAGTTCCAAATGTCTATATTTGACAGATTTTTCGGCTCATATCCCAGTGCCTGATACACATCTTTAAATCTGTGAAGACATGATGCCCTGTCTAACTCCAGGTTCACATACATTACCTTTCCTTTTGCACACTCCCAATCCAGCCATTTTTTGCCTTCAGCAATGGCTATGCACATTTCTATTAATGCAAATGATTTTCCGGCTTTAGAAGGACCTGCAATCAGCATTTTGTGCCCCTGCCTTAATACATTGTTTATCAAAGGTGGTGCAAGTTCTGGCATGTTATCCCATTGCTCACTTAAGCTTTCAGGATCGGGTAAATCATCATTGATTCCATCTATCCATTCCTTCCACTCTTCCCATGATTCCTTTCCAATATTTACATCAATTAAAAACTGTTTTTTACCATTTCTGATTACCCCCGGCATTCTTGACAGTCTGCTTGGATTCTTATTTTGTGTGTCTACAGTAAGTCCGTTCTTCTTGCATACTGCATATAAATATTCGACTCTTTTCCTGTATTCCGTGTAATCAGTAGCTTCTATCTTAACTATTGCATGAAGACTTTTTCCGCCTGAATATACTAAGCAGGCAATAGGTAACTCCAATTCTCTAATGATTGCATTTTGTTTCTCAAGCTCCACTACATCAGATTCCACTAAAGCATATCTGTAATCTGATACGTTATCATTCTTTACACCTTTTCCATCAAGTGGATTAAATCTTATCCATGCTCCTGCTTTATCGTTATAATCACCAATTACCTTGCATATGTCACCATTACACTTGTTCAGTTCCTGAATCAACTTTCCTGAAGTTCGATCCCAGCATCCCTTAGTCGGCAAAAACTTGCCTTCCTTTTCCCAAGTCTGTGTTACATATCCTACGTTTTCGGTAGAATCAAACAATGTTTCAAGATATGTGGTAAGCTCTTTAACCGGGTTCCAGTCTTTCGGTTCCTTTATTTCTTTACCTTCAATCCATCCCTGTTGAATGACAACCATATCTTCTTTATTGCCAATGGTTCCGTCCCAATCAAGTTCATAATCATTCCTTTTTGGCTCCCATCCGTTTTCACGAGCCATTTGAACGATAGTCCCTGCTGTCACAGGACTGGAACAACCATGGAAAGATTGCCATTTTCTAAAGCACTCTCCATGGTGGTATCTGCTGTCAGCCTTGCTCCATGTATCCCAATCGTTAGCTGTATAGCCTGATTCCTTTAAAGCCATGCCTACATTTACCCATTCCTGGTATTCCAAATTTGCCGGATTTATATATTCAATTAGTTCTAATAAATCATATTGCTGTTCCATTACTAAATCCTCTTACTCTGGAATATATTCTCTTGGTACAATTCCACTTGGAATTCTCCATCCATTTGCAGCTATTCTGTCTATCAGATGTTTAGCTGAATCAAATTGCCATGTTCCAACATGCGAAAAGCCTCTGCTCTCTAAAAATCTAATCTGTTTTGGAGTAGTCAGTCCTGCCATTCTTCTCTTGTCCAGCTTATCCAATATTCTTGCTGCCTTTCCTGCGTTATCTATTGAATCAGGATATATTCCTAATTTCTCCAATGTTTTTATCTGTTTGTCTGTAGCCGGTCCCATTTCCCAGCCAAAAGCCGGTACATAATTGGTTAAATCCTCTGCCTGTATTGACATTTCAAACTGTAGTGGATCCACCAGCTTTCTTTTTCTGTTACGCATTTTCTGTAACTGTTCAGCCAAAGCTTCCTCTCGTTGCGCCACAACATCTTCCTGTGCCTTAACTTCTGCCTCTTCCAAATCAATAGGACACCCTGCTTCAGCTATGTTTTTTGTAATCTGTTTTGCCACTTCTTCATTTTCGCTTATCAGATGGGCCGGATGACACAATTCATGTCTTTCAGAGTGCCAAAGGAAATCCAAAAGCAGTAACTCCTTCTTTCCTTCGCAAAGTCTTGTGCCTCGCCCAACCATTTGTGAATACAATGCTCTTACTTTAGTTGGTCTTAATACAACCACACAATCAACACTTGGGCAATCCCAACCTTCTGTTAATAACATTGAGTTGCATAACACATTGTACTTTCCACTTTCAAAGTCCTGCAAAACTTCTGCTCTATCATCACTTCCACCATTTACCTCAACTGCTCTAAATCCTAATTCATTTAAAATATGTGTAAATTTCTGACTTGTTTTAACCAATGGCAAAAACACTACCGTTTTTCTGTTTGTACAGTATTTTCTCATTTCATCACCAATTTGAAATAAATATGGATCCAATGCCGTGTCAATGTCACTTGTCTTGAAGTCTCCCGCCTGCTGGCTTACACCTGATAAATCAAGTTTAAGTGGTATGGTCTGTGCTTTAATGGGACACAAATAACCTTCCTTTATGGCCTTTGGCAATGAATATTCATATGCCAGGGATTCAAAGTACGAACCAAGATTCTTCATGTCACCCCTGTCAGGAGTTGCTGTTACTCCCAAAACCTTTGCATTACTAAAATATTGCAACACTTTCTGATAACTGTCAGATATACAATGATGTGCCTCATCAATGATGATTACATCAAAATAATCTCTGTCAAACTGGTTAAGTCTCTTTTCTCTCATTAATGTTTGCACTGAGCCAACGACTATTCTGTACCATGTGTTCAAACTTGACTGTTCTGCTTTTTCCGTTGCACATCCCAGTCCGGTTGTTTTTGCTATTTTGTCAGCTGCCTGTTCCAATAATTCTCCTCTATGAGCTAATATCAGAACCCTTTTTCCACCTTTTACACATTGTTCAGTAATTTTTGCAAACACTATTGTTTTGCCACATCCTGTGGGAAGAACCAATAATGTCTTATCAACTTCTTCCCACTGTTCAAAAACAGACTCCATGGATTCTTTCTGATATGGTCTTAATTCCATTAGAACTGTCCTGGCTTCCATCCACTTGCTTTATCAGATGTTGGCTCATAAAACTGTTTTATCTGATTTGACTGATTAATTTCACCTTTATCATTTTTCCAATTATGAATACCTACCTTGCAGCGACCTCTTGATCCGATTACAAGATTCCAATTCATATTTATTTTCTCTCCCTTTTTTCTCTGCCCTATGGCAGTGAAAAAGGCACATAACATTCCCTCTGTTTTACTATGTAAAAATAAGTTATGTTTAATTGTTGTTGATTTTTCTCCATCATCTGATGTTAACTTAATTGTTAAAATAGCCTTATTACATGCTGGTAATTTTTCACTTCCATTATGTCTGGCCCTTTCAAAGCCTACTACTTCAAAGGAGTAATCCCCTTCAGGAAGCAGTATAAAATCCGGTCCATCTTTTTCTATTTCATCATCCCATCCTAATTCTCTTTCAATTGTTTCTGACATTTCTATTTCCTCCTATTATTAAAAATTAAATGGTATTTCATTAGGTTCTGCATTGACAAATTCTCCTCTAGATTCCTTTGTCTTTTTAATTACTTCATATATTTGACTCCATGCAGCAACCAGACAACCATTAATAAAACCTTCATCATAATTCTGTATTGGTGTATCAATTGGATAATACCCCCTGCTTGCCACCGCTTCCTGAATTTCTTTTTCCGTAACGCTGTAAACTGTCATTAAATCATTCAACTTTCTTAGGGCATTTGAACCTGAATCAGTTTTCTTGTTTTCACTTGCGGGTACCGATACTGATTCTTTTGTTTCACTTACTTTATTATCACTTGATATTGAAACGTCTGTTGAATTAACATTTGCATTGTCATTATTAACATTCTCTGCCGGTGTGTTATCCAATTCCTTTGTTGTTGCAACCTCCTCAATAATTGGTGCAATAACAGAATAACTAAATTCTGTTTCTTCAGGTAATCCATATCTGTTTTTTGCATCCCAACAAGGATGATGAGCCGTATACATCACTCTTTTTCCACCCTGTGCTTTGTGTTTTTTCCCCTGATCATCTGTGGCCACAACTATGGTTTTATAGTTTGCAAATAATAACATGTCAGACCATTCCTTTATCAAAGGAGCTGTCTGGGATGCTGTTTTCTTTCCAAGTTTTAATTCCCATCTGTCATATGCTCCAAGTTCATCCGGCTGTTCAAACTTTCTAAGCTGTGCATGTGCTGTCAATACTACATTAATTCCTTTATCCTTAACGTCAGATAAAAGATTAAGAAATCTTCCGAATTCTTCCTTGCTGTACACATATCCGTTACCATAACCAAAATCTTCAATTCCTTTTTTGCCTCTTGTCTGACACACATGCTCAACACAAAGATTTTCTGCCCAATCAATGGTGTCAATTACTAATGTTTTGCATAAACCGGGGGTATTCATTATTTCCTTTATCTGTTCAATAATCATGGTCCAACTTGAAGGTCTTTTTGTTCTTGCTACATTAAGCTCTGATGTACTTCCTTCTGTATCAATGAATAAAGGTTCCGGAAACTGTGCAGCAAATGTTGACTTACCAATTCCTTCAGGTCCATAAATTACTACTTTTTTTGCACTTCTAATTTTTCCTCTGATAATCTCCATTAAAATACTCCTTCCTGGAATTTAGGTTTGGAATCTTCCTGCTTTTCAATGTTGCTTGAATATCCATCCTCTATAATGATTGAACATTCGTCTCCGGCACCAACTCTTGTTGCGATTGCCTGCAAGCCTTCGTTTTCAATCCACTGACCAAATTCCTTTAATGTGTTCACATCCATCTGCTCGAGTTTGTCTATTAAAACAAAACCACAATTAGGATTTAATTTTCTTACTATTGCCGTAGCCACCTTCAACTGTTCACTACCTGACATGTTGTCCCATTTCTGTCCCTTATAAGTCAATGCATTATCTTCAATTGATAATTCAGGAAGTGGCAGATTTGCATTTTTTAACAAATCAACCCTTTCTTTTCTCTTGTCTTCAATCTGTGTGGTTAATGCATCATATTTAGTTTTTTCAACCTTGGCATCCTCTTCAGCTTTTTCTTTATCCATGTTTGCTCTGATTTTGCGATTCAACTCTTCGATATTTGAAATATTATTTTCCAGTTCTTCTGTAGACTCATCCTGAAGTGTTAATGCATCAGTTTTTGCTATAGAAAGATTCTGCTCCAGCTCTGCTTTTTCTTTTCTCGATTCATCAAGCCTAATGTTAAGTTCGTTAATCTGTTCTTCAAGCTGTTTTACTGTTGCCTCTTTTACACTTATCCGTGCCTCATATAAACTTACTTTTTCACGCTTTTTCTGATTTTCTCCATTCCTTGCAAGAATTTCCTGTTGCTGTCTGATAAGTTCTTGAGGTGAAATCAGTTCACTTGGAACATTGTCATAATATGGCTGTTCATCAGCATATTTCTTTTTCTGATCAGCAACTCTTCCAATTAAGAGTCTTTCATTTACCAATGTCTTGATTTCTTCATCCAATGCATATAATGTGTCTCCCACACCAATGATTTTTAATAGTGTATCTGCCTTTTCTTTATCATTCGCATTCATAAACTTTGGCAGGTTTAATGCTAATTCTTCAATAAATGTATCTAACAATAACTGACCTGCTTTGTTTCCATTTGGATCCGTTACTTTCAAGTCACTGTTTTTTCCCTTTCTTTCAACCACTAAACCATTACTCAACTCAATATGTAAGTTTGGTGGAATAACTGAACCATCTCTTCCCGGACTTGATGGCTTGAACTTATTTCCACCTAAAGCCCATGCTATGCTATCAAGCACTGATGTTTTTCCTTGTCCATTATTTCCACCTATTACAGTTAAGCCGTTTTCTGTTGGCTCTAATTTTACTGCCTTTATTCTTTTAACATTTTCTAATTCCAAACTATTAATTTTTACTTCATTCATATATTTATTCCTCCATCAAAATCTCATCCACTGCTCCACACAATAGGCTTGTTGCTAACACCATTCCTGCTGAATACAACAGCTTCATTGGAATATTGTCAACACAAATCCAATTGTTGTACCACATTACAATTACAACAACGATACCAATTATCAGATTCTTGTATCTGTTTGCAACTCTGTACTTTTCCTGTAAAACGTGGTAATCTTTAGGTGTATTGTTTTTGTGAGAGCTTGAATGTAGTGGTGTATATTCAGGCTCTTCTTTTTTGGTTTCTTTTACTTCTCTTACTTCAAGTCTTGTGTCTTGTTCCATCTTTTGCTCCTTATAATTCCATACATATTATTTCCATTAGGTCATCTAACAAATTACGTTCTTCTTCTGAAATTTTTTCATTAATTTTTTTATCTTCGCTTTCTATTTGTTCTTCGCTTTTCATAGCAATTTCAATTAATCCCTTAAAAAGCCTATTTCCTAATTTTTCCCCATGTTCTTCAATCAGATTTTCTTTTGCAGCTTTTAAAACCATTCCTGTTTCTGTAAATAATAAAAACATTGGTCCTTTCATTTCTACACTGCATCCCTTTGCAACTATCATTTTGCTCCTCCAATCTTTCCAACCATATCGGTTATTTTTTCATTCGACCAACTTCTTGGTTCAGTCAATCTTGGACAATGTGTGTCCATAATGTCCTCTTCTTTGCCTAAAGGACAGTCCCTGCAACTACCTGAATACTTCCTGCATATATCACGCAAATCCCGGTAGCTGTTAATTGCTCCAATCAATTTAATCACTCCCTTCTATGAATAAAATCTTTCATTAAAATATTTAGTTGGAACCTTGCCTGACATTGTAATGTAGCCTTTCTCTTTCAATTCTGCATTCATCTGCTTAATTATTTTGTATGCAAATGAAAGACTACACTCCATTGTTTGAGCAATATCCTTTGCTCCCATAAATTGTTTTTCAGGCATATCTATCACCTCCTATTCTTTTTTAAATAGATACTCAATGTCCTCACCCTTAAAAAAAGCATTACGAATCTTAAACGCTTCGCTGATTGAAAATGAAGACTTCCCGTTAATTTTGTTCGCCACAGAGTTTCTGTGCAAATCCAACAATTTTGAAATGTCTTCTATATGAACATTTCTTTTTGCCATCTCACCTTTTAAATTCAAATAAGGCATTTTTAATACTCCTTTCTTTTGTTGTTTACGCATTTGCGTAGCTCACTTTTACAATATATACTCTTTTGCGTATATTGTCAACACTTTTTTACGCATTTGCACATTTTTTTATTTACTTTTTTACGCAAAACGTGTAATATAAAGATAAATAAAAGAGAGGTGAACAATATGGGAATCGGTTCTAAAATGAATAAATTGATGCAAGAGAAAAATATAAATGCAAATGAGCTTGCTAATAAGATAGGCATTGCTCCAACAACTATATATTCAATGATAAAAAGAGACAGCAAAAAAGCTGACATAGAAGTTTTAATAAGAATAGCGAAAGAATTAGGAGTTTCAGTTGAGTATTTTAGCGATGAGCCTACTGCTCCAACAACATTAGCAGCACATTTCGATGGCGATGAATACACTGAAGAAGAGTTGGAAGAAATTCGCCAATTTGCAGAATTTGTCAAGAATAGAAACAATAATAAATAAATTTATGAAATAAAAAGGGGAAATACTCATGAGCTTTCTTAATAAGAAGAAAAAAATAGAAGAACAAATACCAACACATACACCTATACATACCATTAAGGCCGGGAATATATCAGTTCCCATGATAATGAGAAAATATAGGATTGGTTCTCGAAAAGCCTCTCTAATTATGGACAAATTATACGAATTACACTACATAGCTCCTCTAGATGCCAATACTGATGTACGAGAAATGTTGGTAGATGAAAATATTATTTGGGATTATATTGCTTATCACTATAATTTTTCAACGGATTCGTCGGAAATCCATAATAATATGATTATAGCTCGCAATTCTACTTCTATACCAGAGTGTGCTAATAAAGATTACGATTTAATGGATGGACATGAATTTGAGTATTTTTGCGCTAGTTTATTAGAACAAAACGGTTTTACAAATATAGTAGTTACACAAGATAGTGTTGATGATGGCATAGATATTTTAGCAGAAAAAGAAGAAATTAAATACGGCATACAGTGCAAGTGCTATTCAAGCAATATTGGTAACAGTGCTGTACAACAAGCCTATACCGGTATTCAAATGTATAAATGTGATGTCGGTGTGGTCTTAACCAACAGATACTTTACTGATTCCGCAAAAAAGACTTCAGACAAAACAAGAATAAAGTTATGGGATAGAAAAAAACTTGAACAATTAATAGAGGTCGCTAAAAATTGCAGATAAATATAAAACAGCAGGAACAAGTCCCATTTATAGGTCTTTTCTTATGATAATATGAAAACACGAAAGAAAAGGGGTGAGAAAATTGACTAAATACGAAGAAATTATATGTGAATACGAACAAGACGTTGATGTTGTTGAATACAATTTTTCTTCTGACAATATAAAAGGGCTATATTCAGATGGTGTTGTTGCAATCAATAACAAGTTGTCCACCATTGAAAAAACTGGCATTATTGCTGAAGAAATTGGACATCATTTTACTTCTTACGGAGATATAATTAACATTCATTCCACTTCAAAACGTAAACAGGAATTTAAAGCTAGAATGTGGGGATACAACAAGCTGATTGGACTTAGAGGATTAATTGATGCCTTTGAACATCATTGTACAAATTTGTACGAAACTGCAGAATTTTTGGACGTTACAGAAGAATTTCTTGTTGATTCAATTAATGCTTATATGCATAAATATGGATATTACATAAAGTACAAGAATTATGTTATTGAATTCGGATTTAATTCAGTAAATGTAATAAAGCAATATAATTAATTTTAAGGAGGGAAAAAGTATGGCAATAATTAAGTGTGTAGAATGTGGAAAGGAATTTTCAGACAAAGCCTCTGCTTGTCCTGAATGTGGTTGTCCTACAGAATATTCAGTAGATTCAAATAATGCTACTTCTGATTCTGATATATTTGTGGAGCAGGATTCTATTGTGGAAGATGAAACAGAAGAATCTACAACTAATATCAGCGACACAGTAAAGGATTTCGCAGGTAAAGCTTTAGCATCTTGGAATGACAGAAACCATGCCACATCAAAAGTTAATGTAATTAAGGTGGACGAACAACATAGAACTTTTCAAATTAAAGGATATATACCTAAACATAAAAGTGGCGGTGTTGGAAAAGCTTTAAAAGGTGCTTTAGCTGTATCTACATTTGGTATGTCAAGCATTATAAGCAGTAGCGTAAATTCAGCAGGTGCTAACAATTGGTATAATTTTGATGACCTGGTAAGCTATGAGCTTTTAGCTGATGATTCTGTTGTAGTAAGTGGCGGTGTAGGCCAAGCATTAATAGGTGGTTTAGCCTTTGGTGGTGCTGGTGCAGTTGCCGGTGGCATTACCGGAAAAAGAAAACAGAAGAAAAAAATCGAATCTCTTATTATTAGAGTAACCTTAAATGATTTCAAGACACCTTGCATTTGCATTCCTATTGTAACTAAAGCTGTCAAAGTTGGAACAAAAGATTATTTCCAGGCTACAACTGAAGCTCAACAGGTATTATCAATGCTTGATGTAATTGCACATAATAAATAATTATTTAAAATAAAAAAGAGCCAGCCACAAAGGACCAGCTCCCAATGTGATGCAATATCACCCTGAACAAGTTATATTGTATCACTTTTAGGAGCATCTGGTCAATCCGAACTACTGTTCATAGGCTGGATGTTATTTTTATACCCTTTTTAGGGGAGAAAGGAGATACAATATGGCTGTTTTTAAAGATGAAACTAGAAATACTTATTATGTAAACTTATATTACACAGATTATACAGGACAAAAAAAGCAAAAAAGAAAGCGTGGATTTAAACTAAAAAAAGATGCTATAAATTGGGAACGTGAGTTTTTACTGCAAATGCAAGGAGAACCTGATATGACCTTAAACTCTCTCGCTCAATTATATCTTATGGATATAAAAACAAGATTAAAAGAAGTAACTTATGATGGTCATAAACATTTATTAAACAATAGAATACTTCCATATCTGGGCAATAAACCAATTAATTTAATAACTCCTGCTGATATAAGGGTATGGCAAAATAAACAGATTTCCCAAGGATATTCGGATGCATACCTTAAACGTATGAACAACCTACTTGTTGCTACTTTAAACTTTGCTGTGAAATTCTATAATTTAAAAGAAAATCCATGTCATTTAGCTGGAACTATGGGAAAACGAAAGCGAAGTAAAATAACATTCTGGACCAAAGAAGAATATTTTAAATTCATTGCTTTAGTTGATGATATTACAAAGTATACAATGTTTCAAACTCTTTACTATACCGGTATTAGAATTGGAGAATTATTAGCTTTGACATACAATGATATCGATCTAGATAATGGAATCATTAGAATAAACAAAACCGTCAATTTTAAAGGTGGAAAGGTTATCTTCACTTCTCCTAAAACACCAAAAAGTAATAGGGAAATAACAATTCCACAATTACTAGTTAAAGATTTAAGTAATTATATTAAGAAAATTTATAGCTATAAAATGACCGACCGTGTCTTTCCATATACAAAAGCTATTCTTTATAAGGAACTCAAAAAGAAAAGTGAACAGGCTGGACTAAAAAAGATACGAATACATGATTTTAGACATTCACATGCAAGTTTATTAATTGATATGGGTATTAACCCATTACTTATTTCTGAAAGATTAGGGCATGAACGGGTTGAAACTACTCTTAATATCTACAGTCATTTATACCCTTCGAGATCAGATGAATTAGCCGAAAAACTAGATAAAATAATGTCATATTAA